TACTTTGCGGTAACGTCGTCAGAGTCTGCCGTTACTGTAATTACAAAAGTCACAACAGGGTCGGAGGTGTTAGCCACTGGATTGCCCGTGTCGGAATTTCTAACCTCCATCAAAAAAACATCTCCAGCGGTAAAACCAACAGTGTCGTCAGCGTTGGTAATCGTAAGCCTTAAGGAGAAGGTGTCGCCTTTCCTGCAAGTGATGTCAACTCTTTCAGATGTATCTAAGTTTATTTTTGTAGCCATCTTATTGTCCTAATATTTCTGATGTTATATCTCCCGATTGCTCTGGTAATTCCCCTCTCTCACCATTTCTTTGAGAAAGCAACTTGCTCTGCTCAACGGCCTGCTTTTTGACTCTATCGTCCTTACGGTCATCTTTTGTGTTTTCAATCTGAGACTTAAACTGCCTTTCTGATTCAGACTTGTTGGACATAGCATCAGCCTTAATGATCTCTATCTCTTTTCTAAACCCGTGCTTAACTTCCTCTAGCTGAGCTTCAAGCTGGGCTTTTAACTCCAGCTCTTGAGCTTTTAGTTGAGCTTCCATTTGCATCTCCTGCTGTCTAGCTTCAGACGATGCTTGAGCTGACTGCTGTTGAATCTGAGCTTGCTGCTGAGAATTCTGCATAGCAACCTGTTGTTGTTTAGCCATTCTCTTTTTTCTACGAACAACAAGAAGCTTTTCAGCTTGGTTTATATCTCTTAACTGACGAACAGCTATCGCGTCCTCTAGATCTATTTCCTTCTGACTAAGAGCTATCTGAATATTTTGTTCTAAGTACTGACGCTCAGCATCTTCCATTTCTTTAACTACACGAACCCCAAAGTTGTACATAGATAAATTGTGGAAAGAGGTCAAAACCGACATGTTTTCCACCCCAATAGCGTTTTCGTAAATACGGTGTAGAATAGAGTCGGGATGAATTACCTGTAAACACTTAACAATATCGCTACAAACCTTCTTGTAAAGAATCATAGAAGAATTTGTAATATCATATATAGCGTTGTTGGCTGCTGCTAAGGCTTGTTGACGAACACCAACAAGCGCATCACCCTTAGGAGAAGAGGCGTCCATCACTTCGTTAATGCCCGTCGCGTCGCGAATCATTTTCAAATAGTGATTATACAACCCTATCAGCTCGTTTATGTTTCTAATACTGTTGCCGATTTCACGAATAGGTGGGTTTTGGAACCCGCCCTCTGGGTTTTTACTTCTGTAGTAGAAAACGCCAGTTTGCTCGTAAATATCGTGTAGGTCCAAAGGCTGTAATTCTCCGCCCTTTCCTAGTTGAACATTTTCCAAGCCTTCAATGTCAATAATAATTCCGTCTGGTTTCGCCTTAGCCACCGCCTGCTGAATCTTCAGGTGGGTAAGCTGCAATTGATCGGCAAACCCGATACAGCTATCAACCATAGACTTAGGCATCATGTCTAGAATATTTGTAGAGCAAACCGAATACGAAAGGTTTGTTTTAGATATGTCGTGAACGTTTTTAGGTATGTTGTTTTTCTTGCTATAGTTAAAAAGAAAATCAGTACCCAAAACATAGCAACCGCCATATATAGAAGCAGATTCTAACTTTACAACCTCCCTGTTAAAAACAGAGTTTTGAGGGCCTTTGTAGTTCTCTCCTTTAGAGTAAAACCCTACATTTCCATACCTGCTTTCCTTATTCTCAAAGTACTCGCAATCAACAGACATGAACTCAAAATCAAGCACCTCAATCATGTATTCGTCATAACCAAAGCTAGATTTGTTGTTTGTTCTATCGTAGGAAGATTGAGATAGCTTTCCTGAGTCGTATCCGTATTTCTTTTGAGCTGTTTGGGCAATCTTCTTAAACTCCTCCTCGGTAAATTGATCTCCAGCCATGCGTTTTAACTCATGGATAGGAACGTACCGAACATGACCCGCGTAAGTAAGGTCCGAGAAATTTGGATCTTCTGTAAAGCTATGAATGAAATTAACAGGGTCTATATAGTCGGTTTTTATTCCATAACTAGGGTCGTTTGATCTTTTAACCACAGACATGCCAGTAACGGCAAGATCGTTTACGCACCTCCTAAAAGTAGAATCATTAAAATCATTCCAGTCAAGCGTCAAATTAGTTCCTATCTGCGCTGCAATCTCGGAAGAAGACTTAATGTTTTCCCCTATAAATATCTCAGCCTCCTCTAGCGTTTCTGGTATATCACTAGAGCTTTTACCTACAACAACGCCTGTTTTTTCTTCAATCTTGGCTAGTTGATTTTTAGCCATTATGATCATTTCTAACTTTCTTCTTTCTTTATCCTTCTCCGAAGAAGATAAAGGGTCAATAGCCTCTAAATTAGGGTATGGAGAAAGCGATAGAATTTTGTTTACAACGATCCGAACGAACTTAGGTAAAATAGGGACTGGAGTAAAATCAATGTTGATCATACTTCCGTCGCCATTATTAGGATCTAAAGAGGTAAGAAGAGACTTATAAATGGCCGTGTCCTGAGTTCCATTTGCATACCTGCGATTTCTCTCAAACGTTTTTTTTCTATTCCCAAAAATAGAATTATGCTGATCCATCTTACCCCACTGTTTGTACACAGCTTTGGCATAGCTAAGCCCATATTCCTTGCTTTGTTTTTGCTCAGAAGGTGCTAAAGGGTCTGGAAAGCTAGATTTTTTGTTATTACTGTACATTTGCAATGAGCTGAGTTATTATAACTCCAATGCAAATATAGTAAAACTAGAAGTGCCAGGCTTTAGGCTTGTGAGTCCTAAAAAACTTCTTATTACCAAAGTCTGAAACAACACGCTCTTTCTTTTTAGATTTCTGAGCACCAAGAAGCGCCAACCCAGAGCTGATTGTCAAGTCAAACTTAGTCCTCTTGTCTATTTTATACGCAATCCAATCCTCTAAGGTTTTGTTAAAGTACATATTTCCAAACTCCTCAGTCTCAGCCTTTATGCCTACATGGTCATGTATATAGGCTTCGATAGATTGAGCGTGAGACTGTATTACATCTTGTGAGTTCGATGGAATACCCTTAGTCCTTACGTTAGCAGATGAGTTGCCAGTCTTTAAGAAATCAGGTCGATCCATTAAGTAACCGTCGTAACCCCTTGATTCAAAGTACCTTACGATACCGTACTTGTTGTTCTCTACAAGCAGGGGATATCCATAAAAGAAAGCGCACATCAAAACATCTTCGTAAAATATACTGGCAAGGTCGGGACGAGACGCATACTCTACAACAAACATATTTGAAGGGGCATCCATACTGAACTTATTATACATATGAAGAGCACCTTTAGATCCCCTGCCGTCAACGGTAGCGTCTAAATCATACGAGTCAACACCTCCTACTCCGATATGCGCGTTAGGGGCTACCTTTTTACCTCGCTCATCTTTCTTCTGGTTTCTTAAATGATCAGGTGGCATCCAGGACACCCTAAACCTACCATTAGGATCTGGAGAGAACACAACCTCTTCGTCTTTCTTTCTCCATATGAAGTTACCCTTTACTACTGGGTTAGGAAACATATCTTCATTAAACTCTATTTGTTGGTAGATCTTACCGATGTTAAATAGACTGCCCTCGATGCTATCCCTAAAGGCTTCATCCTCTGTAAAAGGAAACTGCCTAATTATCTCGTTAAGCTCAGAGGGATCATTTTTAAACGAGCTTCGTTCGTTTTTAAGGTAGGTCTTACTGCCTTGATCAATGACCTCGCCGTCTATGCCCTGTATATGTACGCTTTGGGAGGGGTCATCAATAACAGCGTTACCGTAAACATCAAAGAACCCTTCTAGTGCGTTATAGGCTGGGATGAATATTCTGTATAGCCCTGACCTAGTTCGTCCGTTCTGATTTCTTTCATTAGGATCGGAGTCAGTCCATAACTCTCGGTACTCTTCACCTCCTTTATTCATGGGGTTTACTGTACTCCCCACCAGAGCTTTACCGACCACCCTTTTACCCACGATCAAGCAAGTACGCTCAATCCTCCACGCCTCTCTGATGTCAGTGGGTTTCTCCCACTTACCAGCCTCATCGAGATATAACATGTGTAGCTTTTCGCCGTCATATGCGTTGTTCGTGGTGTTCTTCCAGTTAATTACTGTATTCAGGGCATCGCCGATCTGAGAAGTCTTATTATTCTTTGTGATACGCTTCGAGGGTTCCCGAAATGCTAGCTCCATACGTGGGTTTGTGGTACCGTCCTGGATAGGCTTAAAAAAGAACGGGTAGCTGCGAAATATCGCAACCACCTTCTTCATAAAGATGTTTTCCTGCGAGTCTTTACCAGTCTTCGACTGTATGCCAAGAAGCTTCTCTTTAACTTGACTAGCTTCATCCACCAAGACAGCAGAGCATACGTTAGTGTAGCCAGAACGACGACACTTAGTATAAAGCTGACCGAAACAACGAGGGTCAGCTTCACAAGCAGCCATGTGCGTAAAGATGTCTTTTTGGAAAGCGAGGTATGATGGATATCCGATATCAATTTTAGACCATTGTAGAAACATATAGTGTCTCCCTGTAATATACGTAGGTTTCCCATTATTGTAAAACCATACACCGTCGCGCCTACGCTGAAACTCTTGTTCGATGTAAGAACGAAACTTGTTGCGAAACTCGGCAGGTTTTTCGAACCACTCATCCATACTGCGTATCCTTTGCATCTCCTCTGGCATAGGTGTGCGCTTCCACATTTGCAACTTCTTTGGCTGGTCATGGAAGAGAATTTGCGATTTGCGCGGTTTCTTTGGAAGAACCACGAGTAGCCCGTGGAGCTCGACAACTTCTCCTTCCGTACCGTTAGGGTCGATCTTAATCCCTTTAGCCTCATAGCCTTCTATGTCGATTAAATTGGACATTAATAGCTCTGTCCATGTGAGTTCATTCTGCCTAGCGAAGGTATGCCTTTTTTAGGATTTTTAATCTCCATTTGTTCACCACAATCACACTGTCCTTCAAGGTAGTAAACACCGCCGCTTTTAAACTTCATGGTGAGGTTTCTTACAGATTTCTCTGCTTTACACTTATTACAAATTAGATCAGGCATTATGGTTTGTTTTTAGAAACGACAACTTATAGTCTTCGAAAGCCTTAAAAAGCATGAACTCATGACGGCTTGACATTCTCTTTTTAGGAACAGACACATCAGTCCTTAGCTCCTCTAAAGACGATTTAGGCAGGTCATCTATAGAAGAACACAGCATTTCGACCTCAACCTGATATTGCCTGTATGCAAAACTATGAAATGTATCAGAAGAAAATAAAGGAACTGAACTCCACTTTATAAGCTTTCCAGCATCCGTCTCTCCCGAAATTATGTGAGAGGTGACGCCTACCTGATTTTTATTTAATATTGACCACTTAAAGCTATCCAACCCCCTAGAGGTAGGAAGAATACCTGGATGACTGTTTATAAATCTGCCTGTAGAGGACAGATCCTCTGGTAGGATACCACATCCAGCTATTAAGGTGTAGTCAGAAACAAAGGGGTTATAATCTGCGACGGAATTTAAACAAACATGATCAACGCCAAGAGAATCGCAGAATGAAGAAGTGTCCATGTCGTGACAGACGTCTGGTCTGTGATGTATAAGTGGGTTATGGGTTTTTTTATATGTAGCTGGAGCGTGAAACACAGAAAAGGAAACTCCCCTTAGTTTTAAGTTTAGTATTACGTCCTGCGTTTTTCTATGGGGGAAACTGTACCCTAAGACAGACAATTTATTCAAAACAACTTAAATTTAGTTACCAATTCCGTCAACACGTCCTTTGGGAGCATGTCAAATACAGTTTTTCTTGTAGAATAAAAAGGAGCCTTAAAGTTACCGTCGGCGTAAAGAGATTTCCTGTGATGTGAAATCTGATTGTATCCATCTGTGCAAATGGCTATAGGACAGTCCTCAATCTCAAGGACATCCTTCATTTTTATGTCGCAGTTTTTTCTAAGCCAAGCGTCAACTCCTCGCGTTGGGTAATTTTCATCCTTGATGTTTTTTACTAAGTCAGTTTTCGTAGCCATAAAAAGACCAGTCCTTTTCAGGTTCTTGTCTTCTTGAATTCTTTTCTTATACATTCCTACAGTCCATTTTGTAAGCTCTAGAAACATTCCGCGATTCCAATCCACCCAAAGGTTATCTTTAAGGGCATTGACACTAAGCTGAAGCCTGTCTTTATGAGAGTAGTCGTCAGAAGAAAAAATAGCAAAGTTTTCGAACTGAGCTTCTTGGGCGATCCAAACCCATTTGAGAGAAAGAGGAATCCATCTATCAAGCCTTATGTATTTAAAATTGACCATACCCGCCTCTTTCATTCTGTCAAGATATGGCTTGAAGTATTCCTCTCCAGCCATATTGTCGGATGGATCCTCGCATACTATCAGCTCCCATTCATATTCAGTCTCCTGCCTGCAAAGAGATTCTAATTGAAGCCAGAGTATAGGACTGGCATCCCATGTTGGTAGTGCTACTGTAATCATTTTTTTTTAATAAAGTACCCCCGCTAGGAATCGAACCTAGGACCCACAGCTTAGAAGGCTGTTGCTCTATCCAACTGAGCTACGAGGGCGTGTAGTTAACTATTTGTTTTGTTGTGCTTGTTTGA